GTTTGTGTTCGGCGGTCCGGCCCCCACGTAAGTGGTATTATTCGGACCCCCAGGCAACTAGCGCGGCCTCCCGCGCGTGACAACGGTTCCGTGTTAGAGGAATCATAGTGCCACCCGGGCATGCGGATTGCGTCCGCATGCCAGACGATCTCCCCGCGCGGGGAGCTATCGCCGAGTTCGCAGCGTCCTCACAGGGTTCCGTCCCAGCACGCGCATGCTGCAGGACGCGCACCCATCGCGCAAACTCGCTCGTTCTGTACCTGCTGAGCTGGCAGTCCTCACGCCCCAATGGGCGGGGAGGGCGGCAAGCCGCCCCCTCGCCGCACAGGGCAATCAGAAGGTTGGCGGCGGGTTATTCTACCGCGCTTACCGCCTTGCGGGCGGCGGAGGCCAAGGGAGTTCTTCTGAGGTTATATCGGGACCAACGGATCGAGAGCGGTGGTTACGCACCGGGTTGTGACGCTTTTCCAGCGGCGCCAGTGGCGCGGCGGGGGTACAAGGCCCCCCCGCACGGCATTGCCGCACTTAGAACATCGCGGCGATGGTGGGCGCGTACTCCGCCGCCATGGCGACGTACGGCGCAACCTCCTTCGCGAGGCCCACGGCCTCCTTGATTGTCGCGAACATCCAGTTAGGGTGCGCGGCTGAGAGCGCGGACTGGACATGCGTCATGGGAATGACGCTGTTCTGGCCGGCGGGCGCGACCAGGCCGCTGCCCTCGCCAGAGGTGCTGGTATTGGGCAGCCACTCCACGATGGCGGTGACGCGCACCACGAACTGGGTCTGCACTGAGCCGGCGGACCAGGCGAATGACACGCCGTTGAGCTCACCCGGACCGGTGAAGTTCCCGCCCAACCCGTAGTCGTGCTCGGTGTTGGCGGGGTACCACCGCAGGATGTGCGATCCGCCCTCGGTGCCCAAGCTCTCCGTAATCGGGTAGCCAGGCATGAAGTTGGTGAGGTCGGTGACGAACGTCGCCGTGCCGGCAGGCGTGAAGGCGTGCGCGGGCATCACGGACGCCCCGGAGCTGTGTTTGCGGATCAGTGCGGCGCGGTACAGGGACGCACCCACAGGGATGACGGTCATACAGGCCGCGACCACGCGGTGGCAGGATGCCACTCCGGTGCCGCCGTACAGGAAGCCGGAACCGGGGATGTTGGCGGTAAGGTGGTACCCGGGCGAGGTGGAACCGACGTTGGTCACGGACGGCCCGTAGCCGAGCGAGAGCGCCGCGGGGGAGCCCGCAGGCGTCGCCGAACTGCCGTTGATGGCAGATGGCACGAACGTGCAGAAGCCCGCGGTGGTGGTCGTCCCATCGCCGAGCAGGTACTCCGACGTGAAGCGGGTGATGTAGCCCTTCGCGCCGGGGTAGTTGGAGCACACCGTCGGCCCGTTAATGGGATCCAGCAGCGAGTGCGCGTGGTGTGCCGCCGCCCCGGTCAGCTTCGGCCCGTGCAAGAGTCGGGGGACTCTGACCGTCGTCGACGCGGACGCGGACGACTTTACGGGGTGGCCGGGGGCTCCATCGGCGGGCAGGCCGATGTAAGAGCCCGAAGGGCGAGCCGTCCGAGGGCGAGTAGGCTCGCGAGCGCGAACCACCGGCATGCGGCGGCCGGAAGCGGGGGCGGAGCGAGAGGTGAGGGAACGGCGGGTGCGGGAGTTGTTGACATTCCGGGACACCATTGTTCTTGACGCTGAACTGCGCTTCTATCCGAAGAGGATTCAAAAGATCAAAAGAGAGGTCAAATGATCACGCGCCGGTAAGGCGGAGCGCCCAACTCGTGTTGGGGTTTCCCTGCTGACGTTTCGCGACGTCGGCTCATGGCCGGGAACAAGCGTAGCCCCGCCCCAAGTGAGGGCGGGGATGGGGGGCGCTCACTTGCCCGCCACGTCCACGAGCGACTCAATGCGCTCGCCGTGGAAGGCCACGCCTCCGCCCATGCGGGCCGCCTCGCCGACTTCAAACATGTCGTGTGCGACCACGCGGTCCAAGACCTCGTGCTGGAGAACGCCGAGCGAGGCCTGGTCGAGGTAAGCCTCGGCGGAGGCCACGTCGTGCGCGCTCAAGCCATAGCGCTGTTGGAAGGCGGCGAGCGTGCCGACCGAAGCGAAGGCGGTGTGGACGACAAACGCCGTTCCGTACTTGCGCTTGTACTCCGCCTGAACGGACTCATAGGCGGCGGCACACGGCTTCACGTGGGCGAGGCAGCGTAGTCCGGCGCGCGCCAAGGCGCCCAGGATCGGGACCCAGCCGAACATCCGGTACATGGCCTCGTACTTGGCGTACGCGAGCTCGTCGGCGGGCACGCAAGCGTTGACGGTCCAACCACTGGTGGCCAAGACCTTACCAACCTTGGGCACGAGGCACCAGGCCTCGTCTGGTCCGACACCAGAAGTGTCCTCCGACCCGTGCGGGACGATGAACGCGGAGAGCAGGGAGCCACGCGAACCCTCGGGGTGCGGCTCTATCTCCGTGGTGAAATTGAGCTCAGACAGGTACCCGGCGAGCTTGTGCTCAAAGCCGTGGTAAAGCCAATGGCCTGTCAGTTTCACGTCGTCGCCCATGCCAAAGTAGTGGAACGGAACGGCGCGCATCAGCACGGCCTTCTCAGGCGCGGCGTCGGCAATGTACCGGGCGCGGGCATAAGCGATGCCGGTCGCCGCGCCGAAGGTGCCGCCGGAGGACGTGAGGTAACCCCCTGACTCGGTGGAAGCCGGCCACATGCCCACGATGGTCGGCTGTTGACCGGGGAGACGGGCCCCGTGGATGATGGTGCGCCCGTTGAGGAGGCCCTCGACACGCCAGTCAATCTCCTCCTGAAGCCCATCGGCCATGTCGCGGTCGGTGAGTGCCGTAGCCTTGGCGAGCGCGAGGATGAGGGCCTGGAAGCCCTGCTGGCATGACCCGTCGTAGCAGACGAAGTCAAGCGCGAGTTCCCAGGGTTCCTCAGGCCCATCCGTGCAGGCCACGTGGGCCGCGCGCAACGCCTCACCTTGCGCGTATGCGTCCATGCCGTGGAGGGCGTGAAACATGCCCTCATTCACGGGGAGAGCGCCTAGGAGGACCTTAGAGAAGATCGTAGTGCCGAGGGCCCGCGTGTGGCGCTCGCGGGGGATCTGGAGGGCCCGCGGCTTGCCGATGATGACGTGGTCCTTCACGCGCATCCACGCGCACTCGTTCTTGACCGCCGCCTCCATGCCACTGCCGACCTCGTAGTACTTCCCACGGCGGTCTTCGAGGACGCGATAGTAGGCGTCCTTGTACGCGGCGGGGCGGCCCGCGAGGAACTCGGAGTGCGCAAGCGTGCCCTCATCGGGCGGCAATGCCGCGCCGAAACGGCCCGCCAAGCACGACGCAAAGGCGGGGTAATCGGGATCCCCTGCGAGCACGGCGGCGGTGACCACGGCCCAGCGGGCCGCGCCGGGGAGCCACTTGCGTGACGCATCCCAGGGGTCGGGCGCACGGCCCAACTGGAAGACCCAGGTGCGGGCAAGGGGGTCCCGCGCGGTGATGGCCTCAATGTCCGCGTCCATGAGGGCCTTGTGGCGGTCCGGTGTACCGACGACGTCCTCGTAGCCGAGGCAGAAGCCGGGGGGGGGCCGCCAACCGCGCTTGGTCTCCCAGAAGGCCCGGGTGTAGCCCGCGAGGGGGGCGTGGGTGAACGACCACCTGTGGGCCAAGTCAGGGCCCTCGTAGTCCGCAGTGGCGGGGGCGGCGTGTCGCAGTGCGCAGGCGTGCGCCATGTTGTGCGAGCAAGTCGTGAAGGCAATGGGGACATAGTCCCCAACACGGAAGCCGATCGCGGCCGTGCCGAGCTTGGGCACTGTACAGTCGTCGTCACCCATCGTGACCGTGTGTGCGGTGGAGTGGGAATTCCGCACAACAGGCTCCTCCTCGCGGAGGCACACGCGCACGGTGACGTCGATGTCCCTCCAGTGCTTCGGGACCCGGGACGGCGGCAGGGACGAGGCCGGGACGAGGGGTGAGGCCCCACCACGAGATGCCGTCACCGCGGGGCACGTCCGGGCCGAGGGAGGTCCGGGAGACGGGGAGGGGAACCCGGGCCCGATGGCGGGCGCACAGGGTAACGTCCGGGGCCACAGCAGGCCCATGAGGCCGCCGCGGCGCAGGCGGTCCCACCACGAAGTGCGCAAGTCGAGGCGGCGGCCGCGGGGTGAGGCAGCGGTGGCACTGGCCGCTTCGAGGAGGTGGCGGTTCTCGTGCAGTATCGCCCCGGTCTCAACGACCAAGCCGCTCGCGAGCACCCGGACGGCGGCAACCATCGCGGGGAAGGCGGAAACCAGGTCGGCATTGGTCGCACCGCGACTGCCGACGAGGAGCTTCTGCACGTCTCGGGTGATGGCGCGGTGTGTTTCCGCCAAGTCCAGGTTCGTGGAGGCGTACTTCACGGCAAGTCCGGTGACCTCGGTGTGGGGGACCCAGACCCTCTTGGTGCGCGCGCTCCCGAAGGTCCACGCGTCCAAGCCGCTCACAGGGGACCAAACGCAGATGTTCAGCACCCCCGTCTTGAACGGAACGGTGCGGTTGTACGGCCGCCCTGCCTGGCCGACACGGCCGACAATGTCGGTGTGGCGCGACAGGAGGTCGATGGCCTCATCTGCGGGCGCGGGCGGGTACACGGGGCAGCTGTTGCTGCGCGTGATGACGGTGACGGCAACTCCGCCGCCCTCGTATTCGACGCTCTGCACGCGCTTGGTTGACAAGTGGCCACCCAAAGTGCGCGCGCCCCCGTAGTCCAGCCACCCGGGGTAGGGTGACCGGTAGGGGGTGCCGTTGCCGTTGACCTCCATGGTCCAAAGGCCGTCGAGATCGAGCGAGGAGCGCATCTCCGTGCCCACCCGGCTAGATGGGGCGGTGAGATAGTGGTGCGTCGCCACGGCGGCGACGGCGTTGGTCTTGCGCATGGCCTCGTACACCTCATCGGGCGACAGGTAGTAAATCGAGTCGGCGAAGAGGAGCACGTTGGGCCGGTCGCAGAGAGCGCCGAGGTGCGTGCACGCCTGCAGGGTGTGGGTACACGCGCTGCAAGGCCCAGGGCGGTCCGTGCGGAGGAGCCGCCCGGCCTCCGTGAGGCGGCGGCTGTCCCCGTCCTGGAGTTGGGGGTAGAGGCCGTGGTAAGGGCCACGCCAGTTGTCCAGGACGCGCGCACCGGACCCCCCCACGTCCACGATGCGCCCGCCTGGGGGGAGGACCTCCACCCTCACAAAGTCGAGCGTGAGGGCAAGGAGGGCGTCGCGGGCGACGTGCATACCGCCATGTGGGTGGCGGATGCTGCCCAGGAGGAGTTCGCCGGCGGATGGGCATATTACCCGCTTGGCGAAGGCGAAGGCGTCCAGGTCGCGGATGTTAAACGCGATGTGGTATTTGCCCTCGACCGCCCCGGGCAGGCGCCAACTGGCGCGTCCCGGGGCCTCGTCACGACCTCCTGCGCCGTACCCAGTCCACGAGACCGGGGTGTGGGGGCGCTGCTCGGGCAGGCCGGCCGCCCCAAGCGGGCTGGCGGCCATCCGGACCACAGCGTGGGAGGAGGCGGAGCTGTACTCAGAGCTGATCGACACCGTCTCTTCGTCGAGCTCTTCTGCGGGCGACCGAGGCCGCGGCGCGGGTAGGGGTATGTGATCGCGGCCAGGATAGGCGCGACCCCTCCCGCGTCCAGGCGCGCGGCCACCTCGGCCCGCGCCATTAGGTGCACGGCCGGCGCCGCGCCCTCCGCGCCCTCGTGGGCGCACGTCCATAACGGGAGAAAGACACGCGGGACGCACCTGACTCAGATTCCTCTGGGTCTTCCCTCTGATGAGGGGGCAAACGGG